TGTACTTTAAAGATAATATATGACTTTCATTCACTATATACGGGTCTCCTTTGACAGGGATTACTTTATACATCATCTCTTTACCACGCGCAAGAGTTAACACATTTCTTGGAGTTGAATCATCTCCCATTATTACATCACCAACGTTTACATCTTGAACTGGCCTGATAGTACCATCATACATTAATATTGGTGTATCCAACCCGAGGCACTTACCTCTGCCGCATGGAACTTCCAGTATACCACCCGACCCAGTCATATCCGAACCACTGCATATAGGGGTATTTACATAATCTGTATATACTCCAACAATTTTGGTTTGATAGTCTCGTAATGAGTTGGTGAATGTAACATCTATATCATGACCCTCTTCAATTTCTGAACGACTAGGAAGACCATAACGAGTAATTCCATAAAATCGAGGTAGATATATTTTGTTTGTATTTTCGCGATATACGGGAAATGCACCTTCCTCGTCTGCTGCATTACCATAGTTGGCACCAGCAACCTCTGGTTTTACGAACAATTCTTTACGTAAATAATCTTCATCTTCTTTGGTCAATACACTTTTCGGTATCGTATACCCCTTTTTTCCTAGGTAAGAGGCATTCGATACAATCTGTTTGTAATCGTCAGTAAGGTTCATACAAACATCAATCTTTTTCTTGGATTTTGATTTGGCATTGTATTTTGAGAAACGGTTCATTATAAATGTCTGTGATATAGCTATATATTATTCCTAACATAGTATTTAGGATATTTCAATTTTGCAATAAGTGAGATCGTATGAAAAATATAATAGTATATTATAATATAATAGCATGAACATTCAGTCTACGTTAAAGTCGCTGTCCAACTTAGAAGTATCTATTTTAGTTATATTTGCTTTTTATCTTGCAACACCTGTACAAACCCCTGAGATGTTGACACCATTTGTTGATGCCCCTCTCTCTATGTTAGGTATGTTTATCCTAGCCATCTACCTATTTTTCAATGCAAACCCCCTGGTAGCAATTTTGTATATCTTCGTTGCGTATGAATTATTGCGCAGAACGAGCAATATTACTGGACGTGCCGAATTAGTTCGTTATACACCTAGTCAAATCAAGAAAGACGCTCAAATGAAAGCTATGAACCCTACCAAGGCAAGGTCCCTTGAAGAAGATGTCGTTGAACAAATGGCTCCCGTTGGACACAGTGACGTCAGCGTTTACACCACAACATCGTTTAAACCTGTTGCTGAAAAGATTGGCACTGCGTCTATGTATTAAGTTACATCCACAATAAACTTATAATGATATTATTACTATAAGTTTACAAATGACTAGGCTTTCTGCATTTTCAAATACAATTGAACGAGAACAACGACCATAATCAAAATGGCTTCTCCTGCCCCAAAAGTCGCCCAAAAGTCAAAGAACGCGTCTGCATAATGAACTAGATACAATACTAGTAGAAATACAGCAGATAATGATACAATCGGTGCGATCACATTGCTTGTGGATATGAATGACACAAGTGATTTAAACATCCCCCCTATATCATTAATATCAAAATATGATTTGTCATCTTCTTTGTACTCGATTGTTTTATCGCCAACCGACATGAATTCTTTGTTGTCTTTCTTAATAGACAAGATAGTGCCGGTTGCTATCGCTGTGTATAGTATCACCGATCCAGATAGTATAAGTGTATAGTTATCTTTGCCAAATCCATACGCAAATAATGCGATAACGACGAGTAGAAGTGTAACAACAATCATGCTATCAATGCTTCGCATCCTGATTGCACTAGTTACCTCCTGAGCCATTATTGCCGCCTTTACTGCGGTTTCTTTATACAACACCGGTAACACCATTGCGAGCAAGAGTGAGTACATGGTGAATATAGCAAAATTAGTAGCCGTTTTCATAGTGCTAGTTTCTTGTTGTTGAGTATTCATGCGACTATTAATGGGAATATTATACGTATCAATTTCCTCTTGCGATTCTCCGGTAGGATTACAATCTATATAGATCTCTTCGTTACCGCTTTGCGATATATTTGTAGCAGGCAATACGTCGTAACTGGCATTGTCATCGTGACTAATTTTAAACAGGTCGGTAGAGTTGACAAAACCTTGTATTATTTCTTTGGACTTGTCGTTTATTTCAATGGGTGTGGTGAATATGTATACCGTATTCTTATTCTTATTATTTGCATTTTCACTTTTATATACAATACATTTGTCTTGTTTGGGCAGGATTTTATTCAACTCAATATTTGTATTTACCATTGTATCTTGGTTCTTAAAATTTAATAATATATCCACATCATTGTTCGTTTGAGTTGCACGATATGCATGTTTTAATAGAATACACATATAATGCTTGTCGCTACTGTCACCTGAGGGTGTATGTTCAATCACTAACTCGCCAACTATTGAATTATCGTCAGTTGTAATATTTTTAATGTTATTATGTAATAACTTGTATACATAGATCTTCTTGTGGAAACATGCCAAACTGGATCCATCTTGTGTATAAACAATATTCGGTTCAGTAGTACCATTAAAAAATGTCATATCTAACGGTTTGGTCTTATCTATTGGGACATTCATTTCATATTTATTAATGTTACTCCCAACGTAATCATATTTGAGTTTATTCTCATACCGGATATTTTGGTCAGTTTCAAACTCCTTTGACATTATATTATATATAACTAATAATATAATATAGTTTACATCAAACCCAGTATGTTTGACTAAAGGTTTGGAATGTAGTTGAACAGATTGTTCTCATACATTGTTACGTTGAAGGTATCCTTGTATCCCTCTACATAGACGACATCTCCATTATTGATATCGTCGCATCCATACTCGCCTGTACAACTTTTTCCGTTTACACTTATTGGTAGCTTTGTGTTTAGGTTTCCAGTATTAGTCATTGTAAAATACTGCCATTTGTCTCGTCCACTCATTATTTTTCTACCCATTAAAGGAAGTATCATATCATCTGTCGCATTGTTTCTCGTTAATATACCAACTTGTTGGTAACTTGTATTCAATCCGCGCGTTTGAATATTCACCGGAATTCCACCAGTATGTGGCATACCGCGAATATCACTAGTATCAGGCGGATGATAGTATCCATTCGTTTTCAACGGCGGGGCATATGGGTCATGTACTGGATCGCGACGTGATGATATTCCGGTTGGAGGTAGAATGATAACACGGTCATTCGATGCTAGTCCATTATTTGCTATACTTGACAAAGGTTTATTTTGATTGTAATATAGGTATAATCCAATGGATATAGCGATGAGCAAAATCAACAAGGTTACGTTTTCAATACATATCACGCCAGGTGCACACTTCTTAGGCATATTGTGTGGTGTATATACTAAATGGTATAAATTATTGATCCCCATCAATGATTAAAAAGAGAGTGCGTCTTTAATTCGAACTAATCCTCCGTACATTTGTCCAATGCCACCAGTCAATAGTGGGATTATGGGGTTCTTGATTTGTTGAACCGTAGTATTTACCTTAGATAAGAATGCAGTCGGTTTCAATCGGCGACATGTGAAACATGTATCACGAATTGACTTAGGGAAATGAATAAGGTGTATGCCGATATAATCCATACTGTATCTATCAACCATTTCAAGAAACTCCCATAAATCGTTTTCCCATTGTTTGGCAGGCAAACCGACTAAATCCAATATATAAATGAGGAGACTAGGTATTAAGTAGAATATTTGCCCTATTACATCTAAAATGTAAAAGAATATACAATAAGCTGCATTGTTTAACATTCGCATCGCGCAATTTAAGTTGGTAATCGCAAATACCCATAAAGTTTGTGCAAAAACTACTATATTTACCCATAAGTAATATATACCGATGGGGGCTTCTCCTAATTCTCGTCCAACGCCACCCACTATTTGACCCAAACCAACTCCAATGTGATAAATAGCAGCAAATAATTTTCCAACCCTTTTTATAAATCGAGATATTGCTCCAAACATAGTGATTTATTTATAATATATAATACTGGAACATATATTATAACGGTGTAAGTATCCAATAACGTGCTTAATTCGATTTGTATTCAGAGTACTTGTTGATAAATGCCTCTGCTTTCTGCAATAATGGGTCCATCTTTTCTATGCCCTTCATTATTTCATTTTGGATTTCTTTGTACTCAGGGTACTCTTGTTTAAGATTATCATACTCTTGCTTCTTCTCATCCTTTGTTTTGTCAGATGTCTCCGCAGAATTCTTTTCGCCTTCTGTATCGTCGGTCTTGGGTTTGGCATCCTCTGACTTCTTCTTATCATCCATCTTCTTCTTCTTTTTATTGTCTTCGTTCTTCTCATCGACGGCACCTGCATCTTCACCTTCATCATCATTTACATTATCGCCTTCGCCATCTGCGTCCTCAGCAGTGTCTTCCTGGTTTTCAAGACCCTCATGTGTGTTTTTCTTGATACCATAGGTTAATATGCTTGTTGTGGTTAAGGCTACGCATAATATCACGATCATATTCTTGCTAAAAAATGATGTAATAAATCCCACTAGACCCAGTGTAATGAGAGCTGCCATATCACGATTGTTTGCGAAAAATGCCACCTGAACAATGGTCATGGCCAGGAACGTATACAAAACGACTTTGTTTTGAAGCAGTGGTGCAAAATTATACTTCATCTTGCTAAGTTTTGGTAAAGAAATCTTGGATGGCATACTACTATAAAATAAGCAACGAAATTAATCTATTGTTTTATCAATTATCTTCTTGTTTCTCTTTATCTTCCTCGTCACCTTCATCTTCGTTTGTATAGTCAACTGGTATATCTCCGCCATAAATATCTAATACTTCTTTGACTACCTCTTCTCGTTGGATATCTGTTTTGTAAAACTCAATACTAGAAATACTAGACGATCGTTTTCCTTTGAATTTACTTAAAAAATCTTCTAAACCATTGGTTTCGTTCACACGATCATATTGTTCTAAATCACCCGTTATAACTAATCTACTATTTTCACCTAAACGCGTCATTAACATCTTCATCTGTGCAACAGTTGAGTTCTGCATTTCATCCGCTACAATCCAACACTTTTTAAAAGTCCGCCCACGCATATATCCAAGTGGGGAGATCTCAATTATCTTATCTTCCATTAATTGCGTGACCTCTTTTGGTGTAATAAAATTATATAGTACATCGTATATTGGCCGCACCCATGGTGCCATCTTCTCTTCCAAGGTTCCCGGCAAATAACCCAAATCTTCATCAACACTGACCGATGGACGAGTAAATATTAATTTCTCATATTGTCCGGTTAAAAACATTCTTACTCCGTTTTCTGTTGCAAATAAGGTTTTGCCTGTTCCTGCTGGACCAGTTGCAACGACAATTTTCTTTGCTTTCTTTTTTAATAGGCTTGCATAATAGGTTTGGCTGTCATTTTTTGGTGTAGTAAACTTATTTTCGAATATTGATTGTTCTTTGCTGGATAAATGGTGTAGGTTCTCATAGTAAGCTCGCTGTTTTGCATATCCAGTTTCGTTTTCAATATCGTTACTAAATTCGTTTAACAACTCTGTATGGTTGCTCTTCTTCTGCTTACGGCCTCGTTTTTTGTAATCATGTTGAGGTTCGTCACCAATAGCATCCATGATGTGTCTAGAATTGTTCTTCATACCTATTACTATATTACAGAACGAAAAAAAATATGATATTAATACGATCAGTATACCAGTACATATCATGATCTATTTATATTGTGGCTTGATTATGCTGTACTAATTAGTAATATTCGGTTTCTGCTAAATGAAATGGTAATAATAATAGTCGACGAATAACAAAATATCCTATTAAACTGCATTCATGCAAACATAATAATTATATTGTATGTAGATCTAACCGATAATATAATTTAATAAATGAAATAAAAATCTGAACACTATATTATTTAGACAACTAATGTCCGACAATACTGTTATGACTGAGCCTTTACTGCAACCAGACGATAACCGCTACGTGATGTTTCCTATACAATACAATGACATCTGGGATATGTACAAACGTTCCATAGATTCTTTCTGGCATACAGGAGAAATCTCATTGGCACAGGATTTGAATGATTGGAACAGCTTAACAGAGGACGAACAAAAATTTATAAAGATGATATTGGCTTTTTTTTCTAGCAGTGATGCATTAGTAATGGATAACCTAGGTACACGCTTCATGAATGAGGTACAAGTGTCCGAGGCTCGTGCATTTTATGCGTTTCAAATTGCGATTGAAACGATCCATTCAGAGATGTATAGCATATTGATTGATACTTATATTAAAGATAAGGAGGAAAAGACCAAATTATTCCAGGCAACTCAAAATTATCCCTGTATTACCAAAAAGTTTAAATGGGCACAGAAATGGTTAGACGATGAAAAAAGCAATTTCGCAACTCGTTTAGTGGCATTTGCTTTGGTCGAAGGGTTGTTCTTCTCGTCGTCATTTGCTGCAATTTATTGGATAAAGAAACGCGGTCTTATGCCCGGACTTACCTTTTCAAATGAGTTAATTTCCCGTGACGAAGCATTGCACACCGAATTTGCAATCTTACTCTATTCAAAAATAGAGAAGAAGATATCTAAGAAACGTATGTACGAAATTGTAAAGGAGGCGGTAGATATTGAAAAGGAGTTTATCACTGAAAGTATTCCTTGTCGTATGATTGGCATGAACTCCAAACTAATGACACAATATATTGAATTCGTGGCTGACCGATTATGCCTACAATTGGGTTACGATAAAATGTATAATTCGCAAAATCCGTTTGATTTCATGGAATTGATTAGTGTCGAATCAAAGGTTAATTTCTTTGAACGTACAAACTCGGAATATGCTCTTGCAAACAAAACAGTGGATGCAGATGTATTCGAATTCACTGCTGATTTCTAATTCCGTAGTTTCATTGAGAGTTGCTTATTGATAATGAATAGTCCAAATATTAGCCCTGCGATTATGTACGTATGTAGTTCAACCTGCTCGTGTAATATGAAAACGCTGTATATCATTGTTGCTAAAAACAAGAGAAATACGTATAACATTTCCATATACACCAATGACAATCCCTCTCCTAAGTAGATATTCGCTGGCACACGAATGATGGTTGCAACGGCATTTAATGATATGGAGGTTGCTAATATAGCTAAAAATGTCTTGTGCATCGCAGCATGTAAGAAATAATATGTTCCGGTTAAATGGAACATACATGCAATAAACGTAAGTGAACAATATATCGCAAAACGAAACATTCTATACTAATACGCGCAGATTATTATTATAGAATTTTTTAGTGTAAATGATTTATTTCATGTCTTGACCTGGGTCATTCTTATGATATATCTCCAAAGATCGAGCACTTGAATCATTTGAAGTAACGTACTTGGGCATCCAAAAATAGGGAATAATCTTGCCCATTCCTGGATAATGTTTTTCAAAACATTGCCTATAATATAGTTGCTCGGTTGTTTGTGGAATTAAGTGTTCTCCAATCAATGCCAAGTCGGGATGTATCTTAGATATGTCGTCTGACGAAGGATCCTGGATATGTTTAAAAAAGTCAAACATCTCAACGAGTTCCTTTCTTACTACTTTGTCAGTATATTCTTGAATAATAGTATATAGAGATCTGGTTTCCTTTGAAACGCCATCACTGAAAGCTTCTTTTTGCCTCCAAAGAACGCTGTCTGGTAACAATTGATCACCATTACTGTTATTGTAACAGTCTTTTGAAAATGATTTACGTATAAGATGCTTTTCAATGACACTATCTCCTGTATATCTGTATTTATGAGGAATTGATAAATAATAATCTACCCATGCTCTGTCTAAAAACGGTGTTCGCGGTTCTAATCCATGTGATGATATTGATTTATCGGAACGAAGTACGTCAAATGTGTGTATATCAGTTAACAAACGTCGACATTCTCGGTCAAACTCTATGCAATCCGGTGCGCATTTCATATACAGATATCCACCAGACAATTCGTCTGACCCGTCTCCGTTGAATATTACCTTTGCTTCACTGTGTTCAGATATATATTTACCGATCAACCAATTGCCAATGCTTGCTCTAACTGTGGTTGTATCATAACTTTCAATGCTTGCAATTACCTCGGGTATAGCCTTTAAAAAATCGTCTTCTGTTAATACGACAGTGGTATGTTTTGTTCCAAGATACTTTGCTACTTCATTTGCATAATCTAGATCCGATGCCCCTTCTAGTCCAATACTATATGTTTCTAACTGTGGTAGATTGTGTTCTTTGTGGTATTCGTTCACCAATGCGGCGATCAAACTACTATCCAACCCACCAGATAACAAACAAGCAATGGGTCGCTCCGTTGCAATGCATCGTTTCCGTATAGCATTGGTTAAATACGTTTGTATATTCTTATATACGTCTTCAATTTGGTGGTTGTCTTGAAACATTATACTATGAAAACCCTGTCTGTGATAATCAATTTGTTCAACCATTCTCCATTGTGCGACCATTGTAAACGGTTGAGTAAACTGCATATAACTACCTGGTCTGAATTGTTCAATTATATAATTAGAATTAATTGGATTGGTTATCTTCTTGTGTATGCCATATAACACTTTTAATTCACTCGCAAATGAAAAAACTGGTGATCTCATAGACTTACCTCGTTTGGTTGGATGTAACCAATATAGAGGGCGAACGCCATACGGATCACGAGCAATATACAATTTGCAATTACCACCATGTATTCTATTATCTAATAATGCGAATGCAAATACACCGTCAATCATTTTTAGCGTTTGTTCAATTCCATATTTTCTATATAAATGAATAATTACCTCACAGTCTGAACCGGTGGTAGGCTCCACATCCATCATCTTGTATAATTCTTTATAGTTATAAATTTCTCCGTTGCATATAAGTGTAATGTTTTTGTTACGTATTGGTTGGTTTGATTCAGGATTTAACCCATTAATTGCAAGTCGATGAAACCCAAAAAGTGTGTTCATCATTACTGGATCTAATGTAGAAAACTCAGGACCACGTCGTTGCCCTTTGATGAACTGCTGTTCTATGTATGACTGGGGAAGGTGGTCGTTACTACCATCTTCATTCAAAATTGCAAAAATGCCACACATTGTGATATCATTAGTAATGTGCTATCTTTATATCTTTCTCGAAAATTATTGCGAAACATTTTGACGGTATAATTTCTTACAATATATTAGAATATATTGAATTAAGTATGGTATTTAAGCAAATTGACAATACACCTGTCGCAAACCTATTTAATGATATTGCTCCAATGAGTTTAGGAAAGTCTGGGAACATTATCAACCCAAAACCTCGATGTGGGTGCAAAGAGGCATTTGAACAATTATCCGACCAGGACCCAATCGCAACGCCTACTACGATTGTTGATAATGGCAATAATGGATTTGATACTTTAAATGTCTCTCCTGAGCAGTATGCATCCGCATTTGATGAAATCGGATATACCGCGAATATCGTTGAAGAGGAACCGGAATACAACATAAAATACCCAACTAAGCGTGCAGAGGAAGAAAATATAAGTGCCAAGGGCATGTCTAGTTATATTACGAATGTATATGTAGGTTCATTGTCTCTCATAGGATTATTTGCATTATACCGTCTACTTCATAAAACACGATAAACATGATAAACACGATAAACATGATAATTATTACATTATCATATTTTTGTTCATACAACTTATAGCTGATAGCGCTTATACAGTTCCAATGCGACTAATCCACCAAATATTTGAGCTAAACTATATGGGATTACTTCATTTGTTGGCAATTTGCCTGCAGCTGCCATAACAATGCTAATCACAGGATTTATATGACCTCCTGATATAGAACTAGTCATTATGATAATTAATGCTAATGCTGCACTAATTGCCAATGGATTACCAGTTGCTAATATTACATATACAAAAAATGCCGTGCCTAGAAACTCTACTAAATAATTGTTCATTCTTATTCGACTATACACTAACTTATGATAATAATAATTTAATGGTACATTGTGGGGTATTTATTCGGAATTATAACCGTAGTGGGAACGGCTGGTGAAAATGTCGGCGTAATTGGGTTAATGGTTTGTGCATTCTTCTTGGCCGGGGCAACGTAACCTCCCGCTCTGGTTCTACGCAACGCATCGTTCGTAGTATTTATGTCACGATAAGTGGTAAATGACAATGTTGCATTGTTCTCATTAATACTGCCCTTTCCTATTGCTGCAATGCGCCTACGTCTTGCTACATCCGATGCATCACGTGCAGCAGGCATCCATTTTTTTTCAGATATTATTGGCGCAGGCAATGTATCTATATACATTTTACGTCCAATTTGAAAACTAGCATTACTGTCACTTGTAATATCTTTTTGTGGCATAGCTTTATCACTCGTTAATGCACCATTATTTATGTTGTTTATACTAAACATCTTTCTATACATGGTAGTCTATAATTATTATATACAATACTTATAGAATAATAAGTTGCTTATTGCTTATTGTCGTTATAGTTACGGTTCATTGCCACCTGCTTCTTGAACTTAATGTAATCAGAGGAATCTGATACAAACTTGGGGTTGCATGAAGATGCTTCAACACCACTGTTGTCACATGCAGAAATGATCGAGCCAATGCGTCCTTTCATACCCGGTTTGCTAGCATTTACCTGGTTAGGTCCACCACACACATAGTTCTTGCGTGATAAGAAATCACCTAAATTGTTTACAGCTCTAAATGGAGTAATCACACGATCTTTGCCGTTAACTTGTCCAGTTGCATAAGCCGTATTCCATCCGCTACGCAATATGCGCCTAGCAGTAGTATGTTCGCCATCTCTGTAACTGGTTACAGTTTGTTTTCCTGAGTATCCATTGTATGGACCACCTAATACATTTGACATCATGGTTATATTATAACATAGTAAGATATTTTAATAATCATTATTATTGCTAAGATGTAAATACTTTATCGGCAAGATTACTAAATTAGAATACTATTTAGTTTGTTATGCCGAATAAATAATTTATGCTATATATAAGGAAGGATGAGTTCCGATACTGAGGATCAAATGATTGAAAATGAAGACACCGAGAACATTGACGATACAGATCAAAACGAAGAACCAAAACATATAAAAAATGAAATGGTTGATAAACTTACTTTGGAATTGCTAATGAATAAGAGCCACTATAATCGATACATTGCACAGGTTGATCCTGTAAAACATGAAAAACATGTTAAATTTCAGTCACAAATTAATAAATACAAACGTAAAATCATTGATATGACAACAGAACTTGTATCCTCTCCTACCAAACAAATAACCAATGACGTTAATGATGCATTTACTGATTACATAAAAACGCTAATTAACTATTTCGAAATGAAAGATATTGAAAATCAATCAACTAACAATCCAAATGATGAAGATACCTTGTTTGGTAGTATAGATGAGACCCATTCGGAACCTGCTCGAACGAGTTATGATAATGAAACCGGGACAACATCTCTCTGGGGCGGAAGTCAAGTCATTAAGCGAAAAACTAAGAATATCAATCATTTTATGCATGGATTTCCTAGAAAGTAGTAGGGACAATTATTTTAGCACGGGTAAATATAGCCGTGTATTGTATAATGGTAAAAAGTCGTAAATTGAAACATAGTAACAACAAGACAAAACGGAATGACAAAAAGAATAAATCCACTACGTTAAGTAAAATGAATTGTAGTCCAGCGGTGAAGGGTAAGACTATACTTAGAGACAGTTGTTTAACCCCGGAGGTCTTGGTGAAGATAAAAGAATATTATAATTTAGCCCATCCAGATAGTGAAATAAAATACACCAATCCGTCTAAAATATGGACCAGTTTAAAACGCAAATTAAAGACATGTAGTAAAGAAGATTGTTGGTTAGCGTTAATTACCGATAATACAGTGAGATTGACGCTGGATAAATACCTATTCGCTCCTGACCACCCTGCTTCTTGGAAAAGCAATCCATATACCTGGCTCAATACCAATGATATTCATAATGTTCTCCGACAATATGAAGATAGTCATCCTACATTCTGTGTTATTAGACCAAGTGCAATTGATTTTGATACTAAACTTGGCGGACAACACTCAACCACTTGTGTTACCGAAGAATTATGTAAGTTTGATTTGGCAAAACAGCTCCGTCGTGGTAAATCGAAATTTGGTATCGTATTTAATTTAGATAAACATGATGAAGCCGGTTCTCATTGGGTATCATTGTACATTGATATAGACGACAAAATAATTTATTACATGGATAGTGCCGGGGATCCAATTCCCGGTGAAATTAAGACATTCGCCAAACGGGTTATGGAACAAGCATCTAACCTAGGATCCAGTTTAACTTTTTATGAAAACCATCCAATACAGCATCAATATAGTAATACAGAATGTGGTATGTACTCTTTATTTTTTATCATTACTATGTTGACGGGCGAAACGGATAAGCTTGTTTTTAAAAATTTGGATGACAAAATACATTTTTTTAAAACAAAACGCGTCCCAGATAGATATATTAGTAAATTTCGTAAAATATATTTTAACACATAATATCTATATTTAATATAGTATAGCAATTTATAGTATGAATAATGATAATGATGAAATGAAACCGCCACCAGAACCAAAAGCTGTAAATAAGTATACTGCCGGCATTAAGGTGTTTCCTAATACAGTACCATCAAAAGACGCGAATGGCGACCCTTCTAAGGACATGACGATCGGTAATATAAAAATTGTATACAATTCGAATACCGATTTAGTTTCAGCCTACGACCAGGTAGATTATTATTTAATGGAAATGGCAAAATATTTAAACTGGTTAACTGCAAATGGCATTAACGATGATAAAATAAATGTAGAAGATTTTTTGAAGTTTGAGAAAAGCTCTATGCATTACGTATTGCCAGTATCCCAAACCAGCAAAATTGGTGGCAAACGTACCAAAAGACGTCGCCCAAATAAGTCTCATGTCAAACATAAGCAATCTCAAAAACGCACAAAACGAATTATTGGTAGGACCCATACAAAGTAATGCATTTATTATTATCACGATGCAAATATATAAATATACGTGATGTATACTTATATACAATGTCATTGTTGGTTCATCCAGAAAATCAACAATTGATATGGACTATTATTAATAGTAATCCGTTTGTGATACAACATTTTCAAACGAATTCACAGGTTAAAGTAGAGGATTGGTTTAAAACTACAATGGAGTATTTTTACAATTTACATAAAGATCGAGTGATTGATAAAAATGATCTGAACCAATTGAACAAAGAAATACTCACACACATGATACAAAGTTTACATGCTACTGGTCAGCAGTCTGCTCCATCACAAGTTCCTCTCAACACTCATATACAACCACCACCGGAAAATATCCAACCGTCATATAATTCAATACAAACTCCTCCCATCCCCGAAAACAACAAGGCACAACTATACCAGAACCAATTTATCGAAAAAAAACAAGAATATCAATCTTCGTTTGACAATAAAAAACCGAATGAAATTGATTTTCGGGAAAAGGAACTTGATGCGGCCATTCCTAATATGGATAAATTAATTCAGGAACAAATGAATGAACGAGCAAAACATATGAGCCTCCATCCACCGCCGTCGTCAGACATATCCAGACCCGTTGTCGCAGATACATCAGCTTCTCCGCTACATGAGAATATCCAATTAGTTCCAGATAATGTCACACCAAAGCCAGTCGAGGAGAAATACAGTTCAGAAATTTTGGATAAGCTTGTCTCTCAACAAACAGAAATATCGTCATTGCGCACATTAATTATAGAAATGTCAAAACAATTGGCTGATATAAGTGTTCACTTGAATTCCAAACCCACAGAATTGCCTGTTTCTACGGATAATCTAGACAAGCAACCACTAGTTGCTCCCAGTAAATCACCAGAACATAATGAAAAAACCAATTATCATGCATCGAATAACGTAGTAGTCGAAACCGTAGAAAGTGGTGATGAAAGTATATAAAGCAAAATGATGTAACATATATACATACTTGAACTAGGCTAATTACATATGGATTTGTTCAAAAATACCCTCTTCATTAATCTAGAAAGCCGCACGGATCGGTTAGAACATGTACTTGACGAATTTAAAAAATTAAATATTCAGTCCGAGAGAGTTGATGCTGTAAAAATGGAATCCGGTGCAATTGGATGTACAATGAGCCATATTAAATGTTTAGAATTAGCAAGAGAACGTAAGTATGAACAGGTGTTTGTATGTGAAGACGATATTACCTTTTTGAAACCAGATATATTAAAAGAAAATATTACCAAGTTTCATAATAATAAGAAAATCAACTGGGATATTCTTATTATAAGTGGTAATAATGCTCCTCCTTTTCAAAAGACACACGATTATTGTAGTCGTATTTTTAATTGCCAGACCACCACGGGATACATTGTGAAACAAGGCATGTATGACACATTAATCGATAATTTTAAAACCGGATTAAAACTATTGCTTAAAGATCCTGCGAATAAACGACAATATGCCCTAGATGTCTACTGGAAACACCTACAACTACAATATTTTTGGTATATAATAACACCTCTTACTACAATACAATATGAAAATTATAGTGATGTTGAAGAGAAAGACGTAAATTATGGTAGTCTTATGTTAGATTTAGAGAAGGATTGGTTATTTAAGCGAAAACCTAGGTTAGCATTTAACCATTAGTCAGCCGCATAAAGTGTGATAATACATTCTTGTTCTTTTCTGCATATTGTATTGTTTGTAGATTGGATATGTGTTCCTTGTTCATCATACGTTCTCTGTATTGTTGTTCTTTTGATGACAATACATGTTCCGCCTGTTGTTTTTCTAATGGTGTTAATGATTGGCTTCCTCTGTCCCTCATAAAATGGTCAACCGAACTGTATTTCTTCACTTTATCATAGTCTCTTTCGCTAACTGATAAAACGGTCTCGTCCTTGTGTACTTTTCGTAAATCATCAAATTTTAATTTACTAAATGGATCGCTTGTTACGTAGACATCGTCGTCGTCATCTTCGTATATATTATGCCCACTGCCACCATTAACCATGAGGTTCTCGACGCCCTTGTAACGAACCATACCGGTTTGTTTCTCTTTAATCCGATCGAATACCTGGCCCATATTCTTTGCATTAACATCTTCGGTATTTTCAAACACAGGTTGATCTTTCGAGAACCATTCATTACGATGATTATCCTGTTTTTTTACCATATTGCTTTCGAATAGTTTATTAAATTTATCTTGGAATTCTTGTTTATCTAATTTATTAATCGCACTGGAAATCTGTTTTGTATTTGTTTTATTTGTATCAGATACACTGCTTGGTTTGTAAGTAGTATTTTCACTCGAAAATTCTTGATTTTGTCTGTTCTGGTTATTGTAAAAATTTACAACAATGTCAAACGCCTTTTTGTAAAATAAAAAATATTCTGCTGGTAATTTTGACTTATCCGGATGGGTCATGAGCACTTGCTTCTTTGCTCGTTTTAAATCATCTAGTGACATGTTATAATCCGTATTAAATAGACCCAATAGCTCTTTCAGAGAATACATGTGTATATCTAAATTATGAGCATCATTGCGTTTAGACATAGAATACAATCTCAATATATATGTTTTTGATATATTGTTTTTACATTACTTACATGATAAAGTAATTAAAAACTCAGTGATATATAACAGAAATGCCTCTCCCAATTATCACTGATCTTTGTGATAGAAAACAATTCGCCGAACTTCTTAAAGTCAATCCTGGTCTCCTCCTTATTAAATTCGGAGCGGATTGGTGTGGTCCATGTAAGGTAATCGAAGAAGATGTTATGACTGCGTTTCACTCTATGCCAGACACTGTACAATGTGTTATAGTTGACATCGACAAAAGTGTTGACTTGTATGCATTCTTAAAAATGAAACGTATGGTCAATGGAGTTCCCGCTATTTTATGTTATACAAAAGAGAATACTAGTTATGTACCAGATGAAGCAATCGGTGGCGCAGACAAGACTAAACTAAAAATGTTTTTCTCTACCTGCTTGGATCTTCTTGATGATCTCTAATTGTACATGTCACCTATACTCTTGATGCATAACAATAAAAAAATTGAAAACAAATTGATAACTCACATAAAAACATGTATAAGTAAGTAAGTAAGTAACCTACCTGATAATACTATTATCTAATGGTAAAGTGTAGCTATTGTCGCATTGAAGGTCATAATATACTTCGTTGCGAAACAAATGTCATTGATATATGTTTCAAGATCTTCAATAGTGATCCAGACCTTGTGTTATCTGAAAATCCTCACATGTTAGAAGCAACAAAATATAATATATCCTATACATTACATCTATTAAATCTAGTTCGCGTAGGACGTGTAAACAGTGTTGTATTAGAACGCAATCAACGTCCAGGAAATTTATACAAACATTTGAAATATATGCGGAATGAACAAAATGAATTCGTCTTTTTAGATGCTACAAAGTCAGAATATGATAATAATGTTAGAGCTGTAAGAAAAATATGCTTGGAGGAGTGGGAACGTTATAACTGTAATATGGAAACCTATAAATTAAAGGATGCATTGCAACCTTGGCGCGTTGACGAGCGACGGTTACAACGTGCAAGAAGAAATCAAGAAAGAATGGTTGAACTTGATAACTTCCGGCAAGCTGAGCGATTGAGAGAACAACGACTAGAAAGACAACGACAGCAAGCAAGAGAACGACAACAAGACCAAGAACGTGGAGAAAGAGAACGTCAGAAAGAAAGAGAACGACAGCAGGAACAACAAGACCGTGAATTAGCACTTGAAGACCCGGTTGAATATCGTCGATTATTAGAAGAACGAACACGACAAAGTGACAATATCAGACGAGAAAAAAATAGATTGGATCGTGATACGCATGCTTTACGGTTGGGATTGAAATGGGGAAATGATAGAGATACAATAGTAGTATCAGAAGACTGCCCAGTATGTATGGAAGAATTAGGCGAGACAGATAAAATTGTCTTTCGTTGTGGTCATCAAACATGTATAACGTGTGCGGTGCATCTACATCGTGGCAATATTCCGTGTCCGACATGTAGAGGACGATGGGTGTAATGGTTTAGTGTATATCAGCTAAATGCATATTGTTGCAATATATGTGTATTGCAACAATGTGGTCATATCGGACCGAACCAGTTTTTATTATTATGATCTTATTTTCGTGATGTTTTACTTCTCGTTTTATTATTCATTTTCTTTTTATTTGAACTCTTTCTTTTTGTGTTCTTATTTTTCTTTGTATGTTTTCCACCAATAGCCGATAAGATAATGGGTTTCTCAGTTTCAGTTTCAGTTTCAGTTTCAGTTTCAGTTTCAGTTTCAGTTTCAGGCTCCGGTTCTACCAATGTAGGAATATCATTGGTTGGTGACACATCCTCTTTTTCATTTTTATTATCCATCATAGTTGCATATGCCAGAACAGACGCGGTAATAGTAACCATAACATAATTTATTGTAGGTATAGGTGTGTCGTACATCTTTATATAATAATTATATTTTTTTACAACACTATGATCATATTCCTAAATCCATTTGATTTCTTTACTCCCCGTGTAACAAATCGCGAGCAGCAGCAAACTTATTTGTCCAAGTGGTTTTGTTTCTCTGAGAAACCGTTGCATTCAAATGTCTCTCGTATTGTTCTGGACTGTCAAAAAACATTGTCTTTGTTTCGCTTCCAAACTCTCCTGTTGCAAACCCCGTCTTAAAATACAAATCTTCATAATGGCTGCCAACACAATGGAGATAATGTGTTGCTCCTGTAACTGCATCGCGGATCAACGACCCTGGTGTTGAATTCGTTGAATAAACGCCGACCTTATCATTCTTGTCACCCCCTGGACGATATAGCTTATGATAAGACTTGTCGTTCAACTTATATGCATCCATGTAATTTCGTTGCTTTTTTCTAGCAGGCATGAGCTTCTCTGACTTGACTGTGCTCTCACTTGCAATCGAATAATCATCCTCTACATATGGTTGCTGAAATTCTCCTTCACTCATAAGTGAACCGGTATCCTCGTGGTTGTGCTCTGACATTTAGAAACTAGTAATTTGGTAATACCAAACTATATAACTCTTCTACTTATGTAGTATACACGAAACGTCTTTATATTATTATTATAAGTAGATTGTGCTTGTAATAATATTGACGTATAATGTATACAATGTCGACTAGCATTGATTCGCGAGAACTAATTCTAAACAAATTTATGAAAAAAACGCGACCGTTGACTAGAACTGAGCATAACGTAGAAATCGATCATCTAGATGAAAATGAACCACAGTACGATGAAATTGACGAGGTAGGTGATAAGGAACACGTTACATATAATTATCTAACGGATGACCCACTGTCCAAAGAATTTAACCATGATGATGATTATTTGAATAACAAACAGATATCTGTATGTATGTACACTATTAATACTGAAACCAAACTCCCATATGTGACATATCTACTAAGTGAAGTAGACGGAGTATTACTATTCCCGAATGTATCTCACCACCGACAACAAAATATGGGCGATAATGAAGATTTAGAAGAAGATCAGGAATATATCCTCCCTAACGAGGATATCAATGAAAATGAAATCCAAAATACAAAAGAAATAACCGACGACGAGAACCTAGACACAAAAGAAAATGCCTCCAAAAACGACTATTTGGCCGACCCTTTGTTTGTATTAGGTTCTCAATACATTGAAAAAAATGTTAATAATGATAGTGTCCTACAATATGAACGGTATAAGGGATATATTGAAACGTCTGATGGAGATCTGTTTCTATTTTTTGATATAACTGATATAGAATGTAATGAGGAGAACCATGTTCAATATACTTCTTGTATTATCGACGAAATTATTAACACAAAGGAAATTAGTGGCAAGAAATTGTCGAATAACATAGTAGAACTCTTCAAATCAGAGAACCTACTCACCTATATGTATGATAAGAACAACAATCCGGCCTATTGCCCAATAGTTGTCCATTTATGCGAGAACCAAAACGGTGAGTATGTTAGTTCTCTATATACGGATAATAAGATAGAATATAGATCTCTCATAGGAAATGAAGTTGATCATCCGGTTGTAGGGAATGGACATCTATTTTCAAAGTCAATTCTAGGGACTGACATATCTAGTATAGTTAAACGGTTTGCTCTCTTTCATCAAGACGCAGTATATGTGTTACATGACAATTTCGAACAAGACGAATACAATATGATATCAAACAAAGCATGTGTATGTTTTTCTTATGATGGCGAAGAGTATTGGTCGACAAAGAGTATGGAACTATTCAATGAAATCTAACTGAGAATATAGGTTGCCAAAAATTTGTCTAATACATCGTTACCTATTTCGTTAGCAAAGTTATCTTTTATTTCGTCAACCGTGGGTTGTCTATCATACAGTTCACCATATCCATTAATATAGCTATTAACAATCGCAATGCGCTCATTGTAACGTTCATCTTCTTCATGTTGTTGTTTGGTTATCCGTTCTACGTTCTCCAATTTAACACGGACACTTGCTTTTTGCATCTCAGCATGTCGCTTAATCTCTTCCTCTTTTTCCTGTAACAAGCGTTGTTGTTCCAATATATAATTATCCCTCGACCGTAATTCAGCTTGATCGGCAACATCAGCTATATCCGACGACAAATCTATCATTTCTTCATACCATTTGTTGCGCGACTCGTCTGCACTTACGATTGTATCACATATATCCGGTTTTTTTAGTTGTTCAAATTTACGCCTTTTATGCGACCCAGGTTTACCACTAAATTTCAATTTGAATTCCTCGATCACCCGGTCTGTTATTGAAGGGCTCGTTTCCATCAATCTATCGAATTCTTGTCTACACATCTTTAAGAAATGCCCAGCATTATCTCTTTCGATCGGTTTTTTTGACAATTCAATCCTTATATTACGTGCAAACTTATCCCATGAAATCGCTGATACACGGTGTGCTTCATTTAACTCTGAAATTTTTAAATACTGTTGAATAGTTGTTAAAATTCCGATAAATATATTAATACTACCAATAACAGCTGGTGCAAATACTCTAACATTCGTCGGGAGACTATCTTGTGCGAAGGAAGCAGTTCCACTAATTGTAGAGAAAATAATTGCTGGTATTGTAAACCATGCATGCATGTTTGATAATTTGGTATGTGACCTTAAATTCAACCATTTATAACATTGTGCTACATCACACCATTCTACCATAATTTTCTCATTGTCGGGAGACCATTCTACTTTTAACAGAGCATCAGTATTCTCACTAGTAGACTTATTATCACATTGTTCTCTTGGACTTTCTAATGTTATTTTATCATTTTTGTCTGTCATTTTAATGAGTATATATTATACTTATTAAAATAATTTAGTATCTGGAAATAGAGGTTTGTAATTACTATTGATCACTATTCTGTGATTTTGTCGGTATTTCATCAATTGGCGTGCTTGTATCTAGTTCCATCTTGATACTTTCGACCGCAACATCAGTAGGATCAAACTGGGATATTATACCAACCTCATTGTCGACGTTGAAAAAATCCTCAATAGGTTGCGTGTCAGCAATATCTCGTATTGAACACATACCATTTACATTGAGGTTCTCTTCGATATCCGTATCAAACTCTTCTAATTTGGTTAGAATGCGCTTCATCTGTTTGTGCTGAGAAATATGGAAAAATGCCAAGTAATTCAAATAGAGCCCGATTTGTTGTTTAACTAGTAAATTTTCATAGTCCATTGTATTTAAAAAGTTCGAGATGGAGAACCCGACCTTGTTTCTCGAATTATAAGTATGTATGTTTTCATTATTCACTTCATATCTCTCTTGTAAATGAGTAATAAATGATAATATAGTTGTGTGTATAACTTTGATATCATCTAAATTATATTCGTGAAATGGTTCTAAATCTTTATAAGCGGTAAATGTACGAAATTCAAGCTGCTCAATATCAAGTTCTTCAGCATTTTCTTTTAAATAACTAACAATCAGATTGTATAATTTATAATAATCGCCATACATTCGATTGTTCAGCAATACACGATGTTTGTCTAGGTTCTCCATCTCGATCGAATACGTTTTGTATTGGAAAAAAAAGGTATCTAAACAAAACAGATACATCTTTTTCGTATTTTTTTTAGTTAAGTCTGCATATATCGTTTTCAAATGAGAAAGTTTTGTGGTAATTATTTGCTTAGTTTTTATAATTTCATCTTTTAATACCCAAATATTCTGAAAGTTATTCTGTAACTTGTTCAAATCGGAAGTTTGTGTATGTTCCATCTAACAATTATACTACGTATATACTACTTCCAGTTTTTTATTTCTGCGATATTACACGTTTTGAAGTAAATTATACCGGTCGTCCCACATATTATAACACGAGTTTGGGGTAATGGATATACACTCGGTGGACGACGGTTTGTTATATTCAACGAACGCATTATATATCAATGGAACTAATGCGGATTGAGCTGATTTTATTTTATTGTAAAGCCTATCGGTTCTCGATAAATGTTTATGCAATTCCCAATAATGAGCGGCTTCCTCGTCATATACAAATTTTACAGGCTGGTTAGTATCAATCAGTGCATGTAAGTATGCTGCCGAATATGTATTGTATGTATTTATGTTCAAAAACGCAAAATAGTAGATCCGACCATTTGTATTGACTTTGCGATGCATATCAATATCTGTAACTTTGCCTACGTTCATATTATCAAACGCTCGACATATAACATTTTCATTCACATTCCCCAGAATTCGAGGAATATAGACTTGAATTGTCTTCATTATATCACAAGGCGAATAGATATTGATATTTTAGTTCTAATATCTATTATTGTCTGCAATATGTTCAATTTTTTGCAAACAACGTCATTTTTATAAAATTGATGATTATAAATATAAATACTAGATGACACAAGATATTATATCATGAGCTATATGCCTCTAATCAAGAAAGGTGAATTATTAATCCACGATGACGACATTCCTTTGCCGGTATCGCTTTTCAAAGAAGATGATTATAGTAGTTTCGGAATTCTAGACATACAGGTTGATAGCGCACCTCTATCACAACAACCTCTCTTCTTATTGTTTACAATCGACCGTACCGGATCAATGGAAGAAGTCAATCAAAATATGATAAGTAAAATAAATCAGGTAAAACAAACATTAAAAAATACGATACGCTATCTAACCAAACAGGATATGACAATTTATATATGCGTTCATGCATTCAATGACACAGTTACTACTCTAATCAACAATACATTAATCAATAAAGAAACAGACATTACAGAGATAATGCAGAATATCGACAACATTACAGCAGATGGATTAACAAATATAGGAGAAGCTCTCCAATCAGCTACGCACAGGTTAGACGATTATGTGGATGCCAATCCTACTCATCAAGTTGGTCATATATTCATGACTGACGGAGACCCAACCAGCGGCATTATTGATAACAATGAATTATCTCGCTTAGTATGTGATAAATATATAAACACATTTATTGGGTACGGAAACGACCATAATGTAGGTCTTCTTCGCGACATATGTAAAAATAAAAACACGGAATATCTATTTGTAGATAAAACAGAGAACACATCAATAGTCTATGGCGAAGCAATACATAAATTCTTGTATCCGGCAATTAAAAACGTAAAAATCGAGGTTACGGATGGTTATATATACAATTGGAATACAAATGAATGGGTTACTGAAATAACGGAGAGTGTATTAGTAGGCGAAGTAAACAAAATCTACAACATTAAAACTGTTAATTGCAATGCGGTTTGTGCAACGATTTATGGCAACTATGGAAACAGTTTTGATAGTTATGGTATTGTAGATACACTATATAAATTGCCTGCACTTATTTCCCCTGATGGTAACTTGATACAAGATAGTAATGATTTGTCAAAACATTCACTGAGACAAAAGGTAATGGAACTATTATTTAAGTCAACACACATTGTAACTTACGCCGAAGAACTTGAATTACAGATAGAAATCAAAAATGTATTTGGAACTATCAATGATTACATTAAGACACATCCAGACGAAAATAATAGTTTTATAAGAACATTGCGAGATGATTTAAGTATTGTATATAAGACAATACAAACCGTAGAATTGTCACCCCATATACTATCCAGGTTCTCCACACAAGGCGGACAACAATCATATAATACTACAATTGAAAGTGAAACATCTTCGTGCAATTCAGCATTCTTCGAGTATATTACGCCACCAAAATTATCTCGTCATAAAAACCATGCATTTGATATCGATATGGATAATGCTAGTATTTGCGCAACAGTCGACGACAATGATATTGAACAATACATACAATCTTCTGAAACTACAACTCCATATGCAACTCCTTCTATGATACATACCATGACAGAACTCAGTCAACCTCAATCAGAATGATATCATAAAAATAAATACTTAATGTCCAAAACCAGTTAAATAAAAATATGAAATATAGGTTATATCATGGACGAAACCACTATCCCACCAAACTTTGCATCCGTCATAAGTGACTTCACAAAAGATCTGGCTATAACTTATCCCGAATACAATAATTTATGGAAAGATACCTTTTCTAGCTTAACTGAAAGTAATGTCCAATCAGTATTTGATCATTGCAAAACCGTCTACCCGGAGAGGTTTTTCGATATTCTCTATCAGAATGACGATATTTTTTCAGCGGAAAGCGAAACCAATGTACATTTCTTACCAAACGTAGATTTTAAACAATTATACAACGCGGATGGAGTAAGTGATAATACGAAAAAAACCGTATGGAAATATTTACAATTAGTATTATTCACGGTAATTGGTGCAGTAAAGGACAAAAACGGTTTCGGTGAAACAATGAATATTTTTGATGGGGTTGACCAGTCTGAATTACACGAAAAGTTGAGTGAAACTATGAGTGGTCTAACCGATTTCTTTAAGAATATGGAAGAAACCGCAGAAGGGCAAGAAGAAGGAGCAGCTGACAATAAGTCTGAAAAGACGGAAGCAGAGAAAGAGGCGTTTAAGAATATGTTTGAGAATATGCCCAATACAGACGACTTCAAGAAGAATTTCTCATTTGACAAGATGGAAGGAATGCCTAATATGGAAAACATACAGGATCACTTAAATACCCTATTTAATGGTAAGATCGGGTCTCTTGCAAAGGAGATGGCCGAAGAAATTTCGGGAGATTTTGCAGATTTAATTGGAGAGGATGGTAACGATGAAAATCCACAAGACGTAATTAAGAAACTCATGAAAAATCCCAAAAAGATTATGGATTTGATGAAAACCGTAGGTGGTAAGTTGGATTCTAAAATGAAAAGTGGTGAAATATCGCGTGAAGAAATTATGAAAGAAGCAGGTGATCTGATTGGCAAAATGAAAGATATGGGTGGGAATGATGATCTCAATAATATGTTCAAGAAAATGGCGAAGGGAATGGGCGGACTAGGAGGTCTTGCAGGGCTAGCTGGCGGTGCAGGAGGAGGTCTAGGAGGTCTCGCAGGTCTCGCAGGGCTAGCTGGCGGCGCAGGAGGAGGTCTAGGTGACCTCGCTGGTCTAGCCGGTGCTATGGGTGGACTTGGTAAAAATGTTCGATTAGATACAAATGCGATTGACCGAATGACCAAGTCGCAAAAACTAAAAGAGAAGTCCAAACAACGATTTGATATGAAACAATTACAGCAACAAGTTGAACAACAAGCTGCTCAATTAAAGCAGGCTGAACGCGAAAAGGCCTATATGGAAGAGCAACGCAGACTTGCGGAACAATATTCTATCTTGAAAGATAGTGATAAGGACAAATACACATTTAGAATAAATGGTGAAGAAAAACAGGAAAAGAGTTTTATCCATCCAGATCTAGTAAAGCTAATGGAAGAAGAGGACAAACAGAAACAAGTGAAGGCTGCACAAAAGAAAACTAAGAAGAAGAAATCCAAGAAATAATAAAATTATTGTTATCAATAATATGTGATTATATTTTAATTACACCTATGAGTATCTTCAAATATGTCCGATTAGACGTATTTATAATGAGTTTAGCATTTGGATTATTTGCAGTTTATGTAACAATGCCTAAGTCAAGGAAAATCTATGTATATCCAACGCCTGAAAATGTAGGCGTTTTACAATATAAGGATAGAACTGATACTTGTTTCTCGTTTAAACAAACAGAAGTTGATTGTCCTACAAATGATAGTGAGATAACCACAGTGCCGGTTCAATCATAGTTTTCTGTATTAGAAATTTTTATTTTCGCCGTTGTATATTATAATAATCTATATTATACAATGAATTTTAAGCGTTTATTATACACACCCACAGGTCAAGCATTAGTTTCGATACTATTGGGTCTGGGTTTAGCAACTTTATTCAGACAAACGTGCACCGAAGATAAATGCATTGTATTTAATGGACCGGTAATCGATGATATTGAAGACAAAATATTTAAACATGGCGAAAAATGCTATAAGTACAAAAGTGCCCCAGGCAAATGCGACTCTACAAAACGCGTTATTGATGTATCTGGTCAGAATGATAGCGAAAACTCAGAATAATCTTAAAATATTATTCGTAAAAATTATACAATATTGTTATTTGATATTGTATAGTCAAATGGAAAATACATTTACGCGAATTTCTGATCTGCCCAATGGCAATTCCCAACCACAAGCTCCTGCACCTGGATCAGATAATTTACCGAATGGAAACTCGAATGAATTACCCAACAACTACATTCCTATAAATGTACATCCCAATCCATATGGAATTTCCGAGAAGAACCCAATTATTGATATGCCACAAGATACGACCTCTGTTAATAACCCAAAAGAAAATCCTCATTCTATGCCTGTATCAAACCAGTTATCTGAACAAGATATTGCAGAACTAAGAGCATTACAACAACAGCGTTTACCGTCAAGGGATATACAGCAAGACACTACTCATTATTCACAAGACGAAGCCACCCAACCCAATTATATTCCCAAACATAAAGATCTTGATGACTATGTACGAGATCACGAAAAGTCTACTGAAAAGAACTTGCGAGAATATGAGGAAAAGAAACGGCGCATGAATACGATCGATAATATTATTACGGATTTTCAAACCCCCATCTTTATTGCGATCTTGTATTTCATATTCCAAATGCCTATGGTAAATACATTTATTTTCAAACGGTTCTCGTTCTTATCTATTTATAATGATGATGGCAATTTTAACTTCTATGGATTACTATTAAAAAGTATGGCGTTCGGCTCTCTATATTATACAGTAATCAAGTTTACTACATACATTAGCGAGATTTAACTTTCTTGAAGATGTCAAATAATCCTGGTTTTGTTTGCTTGGTCGTTGCTTTGGACTTTCTCGTTTTGTTGTTCTTTTTTACCGTCTTTTTATCCCCTGGATTATATTTTAAAAACCAAGTATCATATTCATCACCCCTCGATTTTTTACTATCCTTGAACTCTTTGTATTTGGCCGCCTTTTCCGAACGGATATCTTCTAATGTAGTTTGGGTACCATAACAACTCATAGTGAAGCGTTTCAATAGGCCTCTTTGCGTCAATCGATTTTTCTCTTGGATATTAAATAAGAAGCTCGCCATACAGAGCAACCTATTATAATTTAGGTCGGCATCCACATAAATCAGTGCAAGATAAAAGCTCAATATAGTATCAATAGTTGCAATATGTATCTCGTTATTATTGATAGTAATTTTATTATAACTATGACATTCTAATGGTTTGTAAATAAATAGAATAGTTTCTTGTCCAACACGTATCTCTGTACGTTCGGGTATAATTTCACCAACTGCCGGATGCTTGATAATCTTTACTTTTTTTATGTTATTATGGGTCAACTGCTCTTTTACGATCATAGCTGTTCTTTCTGGGTCTTCTGACAAGACATCAAAATCGGGTATCTCTTTTATCTTGCGGTCTGTATTGTCTTTGGTATATTTTGAATACATTCCGAATGCATAGCCACCAAAAAATATCACTCCTTGGTTAATTAATGTATCACGAGTAATAACATAGATTGTTTCTGCATTGCTCATATCACTGTCTAATTCTCGTTGAAAATCAATATGTGAACATTCATCACTCTCCATTGGGTAATGTTTATTTAATAGTGTAAGTCGTTTCAATACCTTCTCCCATCTAGATATATCACCATGGGGGCGAGATAATTCTAAATACATTGACATGCGTAAATAATTAGGGGGAGCATAATTAATACCCGCAATAACAATTGTTTCTTTGCGTATTGCATCATATATTTTCGGTACCAATTGTGTAATATCGGCAATGGGTATGAAGTTCACGAATACCTTGTATGTGCCTACATGCATCCCAGATTTGGCTTCAACATCCGTATAACCATGTTTATAATAAATGTCGGCCAATTCTTTACAATCATTCAATGCATCGGGTGAAAAGAAATCGTAATCAGGTATCTCAGTTTCTTTATTGTAAAATTGCACGTTTTTTGGTAGAATATTGTTAATTGCAGTACCTCCATAACATATTAACTTCTTTTGTACAATGAAATCCTCTACTATTTTTAAAATCTGTCGGATATCATCATTATTTACTACTCTTCGACCTTGTGCTTCTTCATTTTCAACGACTGCTTGCCTCAATATAGCTAATTCACATTCTTGAAACGTCATCCCATCATTACATTCTGAATTTTTAAACTTCGCTGAATTTTTCCGACGTGTCCTATTTGCTTTCGTCTTATTATACTTACTCATATACATATAATAAGATATTACTTTGTTTACACCCTAAATTACTTGGTTCCTTCCTTTTTTATGTAATCAGATGCAAATAATAATGGTACGATACCACCCTTATTATCGTCAAACAGTTTTTCGTAATTATACAAATTGTCGTCTTTTATGTAAAAGCGACACATTACCACTTGACAACCGTGGTTTCCAATTAGTTCATATGTATTTGGATTACTTGTGTTGTCCATCTTATCTGGAACAACCATTCGATTATGCTTTACGTCTGTACATATATCACACTTATCCTTCATATTTACCGGAGTATAGGATTGGTTTAATATATCGGTATATGTATTCTGATACAAAGTCTCCGATCCACTATCTAAATTTATATAGTTCGTCAATTTGTAGCAATCTTTATCAGATCCCTTACACATACTATCGTTTTCATACTTACGGTTGATCGGTTTGTCCATAACGACCACTATTTTGCCCATCACATCAGACAATTTGGTAGCATCTGTTATTTTTTTAGAATATAACTTCCCGCGTAATGTAGCATCGATTGATTTGGCCACCGATTTATAGATATTAACATCATTTGATTTTAACCTTAAATGAATAAATAGGGGGTCTTCAAAATTTGGTATTGGCTGAGTAAATGCTTGTGCTACTACTGAGGTAAGTATTCTATCCAACACTATCTTGTTCTCCGTCTTTATTGTTTCGAACTTATTGTCAGTAGTATAAGTAACGAATGGTTTTTCGTCTATATAAAGTACCTCAAAATCTAAATACCTGCATCCTCGTGTTAATACGTACTTCACCATTTCCGTATTGACATAGTTCCCTGTAATGGCACTATTATAAGAACCTTTGATTACGTATTCTTTCAAAGGTTGATCTATATACTCTTTACTCATAGAAGTGATACTAACCGGATTAGGTTCAATCAAATTATTATATTCGGCTTCTGGTGAACCAAACCCCTCTACGCGGTCAAGATCATTACCTGCACACGTGGCATTCTTACATTTATCCTTGTTTTTTAGTCCTTCTATATGTATTTTGTTACGTAAATGACTTATTTCTCGACGTCTCCTTAAAAAACGGAATGTTATATAGATAAAAATAATCATTGCAAATATTAACATAAGTCGCTTATATATTTCCATACTTGCCGGCGTATATAAATACTGCGACAAAATAATATATTTTATCGATAACAAATATAATAGTTATTATATATATTAAGTAAATGGCAGGTGGATTACTAAACATCGTTGCACTCGGAAACAATAATCTATTTTTAACTGGAAATCCTAGCAAAACATTTTTTAAGGTAACTTATTGCAAATACAGTAACTTCGGACTTCAAAAATTTCGTTTGGATTACAATGGTTTAAGAGACCTTCGTCTAACAGAAGATTCTAAGTTTACCTTTAAAATTCCTCGATACGCAGAATTACTAATGGATACATATGTTGTGGTAACTATGCCTGATATTTGGAGCCCAATCCATCCTCCTATCGACGACCCTGTAAACGGAACTGATTTCCGATGGGCACCATATGATTTCAAATGGATCGAGAACCTTGGTACAAATATGATAAAAGATATCACCATTACATGTGGCTCACTGACTATACAAAAATATACAGGAGAATATTTACAAATGATGGTCGAGCGGGATTTCAGTTCAGAGAAAAAAGAGTTGTTTAATCAAATGAGTGGAAATGTTCCGGAATTGAACAATCCGGCGAATAGTTATACACGCGCTAACTCATACCCATCGGCTATGTATAGTAATGATACGACTGGATCGGAACCTTCCATTCGAGGACGAAACCTCTATATTCCTATAAATACTTGGTTTACATTGAATAATGGCTGTGCATTCCCGCTAATTGCATTACAATACAATGAATTAGAAATAACGGTTACGATGCGTCCTATACAGGATTTATTTACTGTTCGTGATGTCTATGATAATGCGAATAACCGCCCCTATGTTCGACCCGACTTTAATGAAGCTAGGTTCCAAATGTACCGTTTTTTACAAACACCCCCTTCTCATCCCGAACCAATATATAAACAATACATAGATGAGGAAACCGAAGAAGAAATGGAAAAACTGTCCGGATTTAAACCGGTTATTTATGAAAATCAGGTATCCACTTGGAATGCAGATGTACACCTAATGTCGACGTATTGTTTCCTATCCAAGGAAGAAGCCCAAGTGTTTGCGTCAGAAGACCATGTATATTTAGTAAAAGACGTTTTTCAACATAAGTTTGAAAATATCACTGGATCAAAAAGAATTAAACTCGAATCAAATGGAATGATATCAAGCTGGATGTGGTATTTGCAGAGAAACGATGTTAACATGCGAAATGAATGGTCGAACTATTCGAATTGGCCATATAAAAATATTCCGGTAGATGTTTCAGTATACCGTAACGACCTTAATTTAATTGGTGAATATCCGAATGTGGATCCACGAGATACACGCACTACCGGCGTTTACATTACTGGAAACTACATTGTCGATAACCATAAACATATATTGGAAACAATGGGGATTGTATTAGATGGAGAATACAGAGAAAACATGTTAACACGGGGCATTTATGATTATATCGAGAAATATACTCGTACTAAGGGAAATGCTAAGGAAGGCATTTATTGCTACAACTTCTGTCTTAATACTAGTCCTTATGAATACCAGCCATCGGGGGCAATTAATTTAAGTAAATTTAAGAACATTGAATTGGAACTAACTACATATGTTCCCTCAATTGATCAGGTTGCATCTAAGTTTGATATTATTTGTGATGATGATGGAAATCCGATTGGTGTCCGTAAA